TTTTCAGCTTCAGTATTAGCAAGAGATTCTTTAATTTCAGTAACCTGTTCTGAAAGTTCATCTACAAGATCAACTTTAGATTCAGGAACTTCGATATAATGTTCAGTGAAAGTACTTTGTAGTGCTTTCATGAAGTTCTCTGTAATATCTGTGCGAAGTTTGTTATCAACAAACTCTTGATTTTCTTCAATCCAAGATTCAACAACATAAGAAAGGTAATCATCAATCTTAGTAACAAGTGACTCACGAACGTAAGTGACTTCTTCCTGTAGATCTTCTGAATACTGTGCTTCTAGTGATTCTTTAATCTCGGTAACTTTGTTAGCGACTGCGCCTTCGAATAAGATAGAAACTTTTGACTTGAAGTCTTCAGTTAACTCTTGGTCAGCTTCGGCAAGAACTTTAAGATCTGATGCAAAATGATCTGCTTCAGTTTCTTCGTCCATATCACCGTAAGATGCCATGATTGAATTATATGATGCCATTAGATCGTCCTTTTTCATAGCTTTAAGTTGACCATACATTGCATTAATGAGATCAGCTTTTGTCTTTGGACTTTCTTCTACTTCGCCTTCTTCGTCTTCTTCAGACACAGGGTTAAGCGATGTATAAGCATTAACTAATTCAGACTTTTTCATACCTTTAAGCTTATCAAAACTAGCAGCTAGATAACCAGCTTTAGTTTGAACTTCAGGTAATTCTTCAGGTTCTTCTTCCTCTTCAGAGTCTTCGTCTTCTTCGACTTCTTCCTCATCGGATTCTTCTTCGCCTTCAGCGTCTTCTTTAACTTCTTCTTCTTCATCATCTTCGGATTCTTCTTCAGCGGCTTCGGAAACTTCTTCCTCGTCCTCTTCCTCTGAATCTTCTTCATCCTCAGATACTTTTTTAGCTTCTTCTAATTCGTCATCGTCGTCTTCTTCTTCTTTAGCTTCTTCGACTTCATCTTCTTCAGATTCATCTTCTTCCGCTTCGTTTTTCTTCTTAGCTTCGCCAAGAAGAACGTCCAAGACTGTATCAGACAAAGGTTGTTCTTGTTGTTCAGTGACTTCAGTCTCCTCAGAAACTTCAACCTCTGATTCAATAAGATCCTTCTCCTCTACATCTTCGATTATTTGATCGATTTCGTTTGACATATAATTAAGTTTCCTTATTTTGAATTAGAGTTTGGAGAGGAAATCACTAAAGATTCTTTCCTGAGCTTCGCTAATGCGACCCATAGGAACCTTTTTAATTTCAGTCTCATAATCTTCAATTTGTTGAGGTTTAAGAATTCCATTCTCCCATATCCATTCAACACCTTCCATAATGCCTTCAACGAAAGCAGACGGTGCGCTTGGATCTTGGACAATATCAACAGTAGCAAGAACGAAATCGTCCTTAACATATGTCTTGCCTTCTTTACTTTCAACAGTACCCATACCACGACTCGAAACGCCTAACTTGCACCCGCCTTCGACGAGTCCTTTCACGATTTTACCCATAGGTGTATCTAGTATCAGCGCTTTTCCAACAACATCATCACCGTTCCATTTTAGTTCGGTGATTCTGTGTGAAACTTTATCAAGGTTAATCTGTGGGCCTTCTGGGTGATTTAGTTCACCAACGGCTCTTCCAGTTTTAACCTGTTCCGAAACGTATTTTTTAGTGGCTTCCGCCAATACTTCTTTCGGATAAATTCTATTATTGCGGTTTTGTTTCTCCGCTTGCATGAATACACCTTCGATATAAACATCTTTGCCGCCATCTTTCTTGGCTTCAGTGATGTATTCAATTTTTTCTAAATGTTCTGTAATTAATTTCATTAGTTTGCGTATCCTACTTTTGTAAATAATACGCCTGTTGCTGCACCAGTTCCAGCGGCAACGTTAGATGCAAAGATTTCGTCGGCCGCACCCTTTTTAACTATTAGGTTACTAGCGCCAGGAATCATAATGCTTGCTTTGCGTGTACCAGTTGCTTTTTCTTCAACATTTACATATTGAACAGAAGACCCGGTATTTTGCACCAATACTAAAGACGCCCCGCTTATGGTAGACGCGTTTGCTGTCAACGATGCCGCGGCAGCAATACTTAAAGGTTGAATAGTCATATTATTTTTCTTTCGTTTTGTTAAAAATTGTTGATGTAAGACCTACCTTACGAACTTCGAGGGCATCATCTAATTTTTCGCGAATTCCTTCACCAAATGATTTGGTGGACTTAACAGTGTTGTTTTTAACAATGTTATTAAATATTTCTTGTGCTTTTTCACTCATGGTTTAATTCTATTTATAATATTTCAGTTTTTAAAAAGGCTATTAAAAGTCAAGATCATCGTCTCCTTCTTCTTCATCGCCACCTTCATCTTCTATTTCGGTGTCTAATCGCGTGATATCTTCATCAGATTGTTTTAAAACCACCTGTCTAACATACTTATTAGATACGTATTTACCAACTAAGTCTTCCATCTGTTGAGCCATTTCTAATCGCTCTCTCAAAATTTCAAACTCTTTTAACTCAGCAAAGTAGTTATCCTCAAGAAAATCAACGTTAATCTTTTCTTGTATATCTTTCCAATCGCCTTCTGTTATAATTCCTTTTAGTACTAGTTGGATACGTAGCGCATCGATAAACATGAAAGAAAATTTCTTTCTTAAACGTTCAACAAACTTTTGGAATTTTACTTCTTCTCGTGTAATTTCGCTCGCCCTACCAACACTAAACGCTGACTCTTGTTCTAATCTGGCTAGAGGAACGTTAAGAGAACGATATAGTTTCTTTTGGAAAAATTGAACATCTTCAATCTGACCTAGGTTATCTCCACCTGGTAGTGTTGTAATTTCTGTACCTCTTCCGCCTTCTCTTCGTGGCAGATAAAAATCTTCTAACATAGACATATGGCGTCTATCATCACTTACATTACCAGTTGAAGCATCATATACCATTTTGTTGCGATATCGCGAAACAACCTGTTGTACGTATTCTTCTGCTTTACCTTTTGGTAAATTACCTACATCGACATAGAATATTCTACGTTCAGGTGCTCTTGAAACACGATAAACAACTAATGAGTCTTCCATATAACGAAGTTGATTTACTAACTTCATTGCTTTATGTAAGTGACTAATTACTCGCGTTCTTGATGTATCGTATAATCCGGAGTTAACTTGGATTATAGCGTCTGTTGCAAATTTTATACCTTGAACATTTGCTTCTCCACCGGCCATTGCAGGAGAATACACGTAATATTCATTTACTACTTTCTCATATTCTGCTTTAGTCTTTGGATCTTGTACCTTTTGAACCTCTTTTACCTTGCTTATATGCATAGGTTCAATTGGTCTAAGTTCGAGGATACCTCTTTGAGGATTTTCTGTATCGATGACTATGTGGAAATATAGTTTTCCATCAACATACCAGTTTCTAAAATAGTCATTTGCCATGTGATTAAAGTTATATAACTCTAACACTTTATTAAATTCATTGATAA